AAAGGGATATTTTGTCTGAGGGATTCGGCACTCGAAGTCGATTTCCGTCAACTCCGGGCGTCGAAGGATATTGATTTGTCCCTCATCCATCAGGGTGAGCGTGGTGTTTCCGCCATTGGTTTTTACAGTCAGCTTGCTTGGGGTAATCGGCAACAAGCATTTTCCGAGATAGAAATCATATCCGTTTCTGCTCATTACGCGTGCACCCCCTCCTCGATTATGTTCGCGGCCTCGTTGACTGCATCCGTGAGCCTCGACACCACACCATCCAAATCCATGGATCCTCGGATGTGGTTGTTGTTCGTCTGCTCAATCGTGATTTCGGCAGTCGTGAAGCGGTTGATTGCCTCCTGCTCCGCGATGTCTCGGAGGTATTTGAGGTCTTCCTCGGTGATGTCCAGCGCGTCCTTGATTGCTCCTGTATTGCCTGCAATGTCATTTACGCCGCCACCGATTCCGCCGACCTGGTCTCCAAGAGCCGCTGCAGCATCTGCCCCCGGGATGCTTGTTCCAAAGCCAGCCGGATTAAACTTATCGCCGCCGCCAACACCTAACTTGCTGCCGAAATTGTATCCGGCATCCCAGGCGCCGCTATATTCAAAACGCTGGAGGTGATAGTCTTCAGCGCTGACCTTCGCCATGACCTCCTCGCCCCTGCCGTAGGTGGAGTCAACCCAGCCTTTTAAATTACCACGCCATCCGGAAACAGCACCGGCAAGGTTTGAACCAAACAAGGAATCGATAGCGCCCGCAAGCGCCTCGAGGAGCGAAAGAATCGTATCCGCAAGGTCAAAAAATAACCGCGCAATCGATGCGACCGGGTCGTTGAAAACATTGGCGAAGAAATTTGCGAAAGCAGCAATGTAGTTCCAAAGCGCAGCGAAAACATCCATTGTAAAATTAATCATTGCAACAAAGATGTTTCCAATAAACGCTCCAGCTACCGCAATCGCTCCGCTCACGATACCAATGGCAGACAACGTTGTTCCGGCAAATTTGTTAACTGCCGCGATAGCCGCAAAAAACAGCGCTACAAGCGCCATTACAGCCAGCACAATCCACGTGATGGGGCAGGCGAGCAGAGCTGTGTTAAATCCCAGCTGAGCGGCCGTAGCGGCTGCCGTAGCACTCACCTCCGTGCCCGTCGCTGCCGCATGTGCATACGATGCAAGCGCGAGAGCGGCTTTTATACCCGTGCCGACAATTTCAGCAGTTCGTACAAGCATCAAATAGCCGTAGTAGAGCGCCAGCGCCGCGGCAATGGAGTAAATGATTGGCGAGATGATAGGCCAGTTGTCCGACACAACCGAGAAAATACTCATCAACAGTTCGACAACCATTAAAAGTCCCTCGGCAATCGTCGCCGCTCCGGCTGCCACCCCACTCACAAACTGCTGAAATGACGCGCTGTTTGCGATGGCGTTAAGCTTGCTCAGCACAGGCTGAAAAGCCATGAGCGCGGTGTTCCGGAACGAGGTCGCAATCTGACCGAAAGTCTTCGGTATCGCCTCAAACTTTGCATTGGTTTCGTCCGCCGCTGCAAACATCGCCGCTTTTATAATGTCCGCGGTGATAACGCCTTCCGCAGCCATTTCCTTGAGTTTTCCCTTGGGTACATCGAGATAATTCGCGATGGTTTCAATGATGTTCGGCGCCTGTTCGAGGATTGAGTTATACTCCTCGCCGCGCAAAACGCCAGAGCCCATCGCCTGTGTCAGCTGCAGCATGGCAGCGTCCATGCCGGAGGCAGACGTTCCAGCAATGGTGAACTGTTTATTCACCTGCTCCATGAAGGCAACTATCTCTCCGGAACTCGCAAAAGCATCCCCCGCCATAGTGCCGAGTTTGGACACCGCGTCCGCCGTTGCCTGATAGGACCCTCGCGCCCGCTCCGCAGACTGATAAATCATGTTCTGCAGGTCATTTGTGGTCTGGAGCCCATCATTCATCATGCTGAGGCGAGCGGCTGTTGAGGTCAGTGTGTCGGATAGGTCAAGCGCCTTTCCGACCGTCTGAACCGTCGCATACGCCGCGACAGCCCCCTTGAGGGTGTCTGTTAGGTTGTTGGCGTTCGATGCGCCCTCACTGATTGCCTGGTTAAAGCGCCCCTGCTCATCGACATTGTCGCGGATATACCTCTCGGTATTTTCGACCGTATCAGAGAGTCTCTGATATGCATTGTTCGCCGTCCATACATCCATGTTGGACACCGCGCGATTCAGCACGCTCTGCTCATGTACGGCCTGATCCAGCTGTCCGCGCATCCGCTCCAGCTCATTATTTACAGTTTCTGAACCGATGTTCAGCGGGTTGCTCTCGATTTGCTGAATGCGCTGCTGGATGCTCTGCAAGCGTCCACCGAGATTCTCAATGTCGGTAACGGCGGCGTCCGGTAATATGCCCGTTCTCGCCGCAGTAGCGGCAATCTCTCGCTGTTTTGCGTTCAGAGTGTTCAGCATCGCGTTCGCGCTCTGTGCTTCCTGCTCAAAGCGCGTAACCCCTGTGCTGTTAAACATTTCAACCCCGCCTCCGGACTGCCACTGCGGAGCGGTGGTTCCCTGTAGTGCCGAATCCAATTCCTGTGCGGCAGCAGTGGCCTGATTGAGAGAGTTCCGGGCGGTATCGATTGAGGATGTGTCAACCGCTGCCCCCATCGTTTGATACAGGTTGTCCATAGCAGCGACTCCGGCACCCACAGATCCGATAATCCGATCCAGAACTCCTGTGAAGTTGTCCTGCAGCTCAATCGCTGTTCTTATAGTCGCCATGCGTCACCTGCCTTTCTTTTTGGCTTTTCGCTTTGCTTCCTTCTCTCGGTCGCGGTCGTTCTTGACCTTCACCTTGACAGCCGCTATGACGAACGCCTTTTCCTGATCATCCATCTCGAGAAAAACCGACGGCAAAATGTGGAGTTTGAGGAGGGCGTAGTAGGCGTAGTTCGCCTCCGCGTCCCCCTCCTCGATCAGTTTTTTGCCTCTTCCACCTTGTCATCGAGGGTGGCGTCGAAGCCGTTGAACTTCTGCACAAAAGCCGCCAGGTCGTTATACTCGCCGGGATCATCCACAAGCGCGACCAAAAGGTCTTCAGGGGTACTTACGCCGTAGCTGTCCTGAAGCTCTGCGTCGTAGAGGTCAGGCACGACAACCGACGCCGCGATCATTTTCCGGATATAGAGACCGGTCTTTAATCTCTGCCGGTAAAGGTTGGGCTTGCCAACCACCTGAATATCAACGGTGCAACTCTCTCTGAGGTCGTCGTTCTCCCTTGAGGTGATGTGACGGAACTCCCACTGGAGCGGCTCCCCCTGCTCATCGCAGAGGGACTTGGTAGCCGCATAGAAGCCGTTCGCCTTCACCGCCTTGTTGGCCTTCATGAACTTACTGAATTTAGACATTTGCTCTCCCTTCTCGGCGCTTAGTTGGTGACGAATCCGTCGAGATCCTTAAATGCCTCCGGCATTTTGAAATCCTCAAACGTGAAATCCATATCCTCATCAAGATACTCGCTGTCGGCATCAAACTTTGCCAAGATTCCGCCGTCAACGTTACAGTCAATAAAAATCATGGTCTGGCGACCAGCCGCGGAGGTCGGGTCCTCATTTGAAACCTGAATCTCGAAATAGACATCCTCGCCGGTATCCTTGTACTGTGCCGCCATCTGCCGAAAAATAGAGGTGTTGTAGTGAAAAGTCGCGCTTCCGGTTCCCTTCCAGCCGGTAGACTTGTTGCCCTTTCCGGTCTTTCCGAGGACCGGAATCTCGGTCTTCGTTTTCTCGAATTTCGCCTCGAAATTGATTGCCTGCATGAAATTGTAGCGGCGGGTGCCGATAGTGACAAAGCACTCCGCAAGCGACGCGGAGATACTGTCCTTCGCGCGCATCGTAACATTCTGTCCCATTCTCTGCCTCCTTTACGCGACCGTTACAGTCATGTACAGTTTGGACATCGCATTCACAACGGTGACCGCATCCGTCACGACCACGGACTTCTTGGTGTTGCCCTGCTCGACAGTGACATCCGAATCCGAGAAATTCTCGATTGCACGAATCTTCTCAAGCTGTTCGTGATGCTGCACAATGTCAGACCAGAGCGACGTTCTGCCAGCAGCGTCGTTCGGGACCACACCGAGGTACTTGGTGTTGAACAGGACTGCAATGTCATTTGCAATCTGATCAATCACGCGAACCGTCTGATTGTCCTTGAAAACAGCGCCCTGCGTGTCAGAGGTCGTAATCATCGTGTTGATGTCCTCCAGGACACGAATGTCCGCGCCGACTCTGTGCAGGACAAACTCACCGGCATCGATTGCCTTCTGCAGGTCAACCTGCGTGTAATTGACATCGACCGTAAAACCGCCGTCGTACTTCTTGTTCTGATTCGACTTGTTGACATCACAGCCGGCCGACACACCGGTCACCCAGTACACAAGCGCCGCCTCACTCCAGCCATCATTCACAGCCTTGTTCTTGACGCTGATTGTGCCGTAGTAGTCCGCCGTCTGGTACTTATGCAGGACAAGCTGGAACTTGACGCCCATCTCATCGCGCATCCGCTTCGTGAAAGCGTTCAGCATCCCCTTCGTGGTATCATCGGTGACCACCGCGCCCATGACGTTGTAGGTATAGGCCTCAATCTTGTCGAGGTATTTCTGGTACGAGGTTCCGTTCACCGCGCCGTTGGTTCCGCCGGTCAGCGGCGTTGCCGCGGTGACCTCAAGCGTTGCCGAGGTCTTGTACGTCACGAAATCATCCGCGACCAGGTCGGCAGCTCGCTCAACCGTCTGCTCGCCCACAATCTCAGTGCCGAGCACGGTCTTGACATCAAAATACTGGTCGTTGTCCGCGTTTTTCTGGATTACGATCTTCAAATCGTTTCCTCTGACACCCGTGTATCGCGCCTCTGCAAAAGCGTTTGCCGCCTTTGTGCCGCCCGAGGTCAGCTTGTACGCATAAAGCGTCTTTGCGTTGAGAAAAAGGTCGCGGAGACCTCTCATCTTCTCGTGCGTGTAGTCATAGCCGAAAACCTTCAGCGAATTCTTCTGGAAGTCGCTGTTGGTTACCTCAAAAACCTCACCGTCAACGCCCCAGTCGAGCTCCAGCGGCATCGTTGCCACACCTCTGTCGGAAAGCGTCGCCGAAGCGGCAGCCGCCGAAACAAAGTTGATGTACGCGCCCGGAAGCTTCTTGTTCTGAACTACGAAAGTTCCACCACCAAGAGCCATTATTTTCCACCTTCCCTTTCTTTGTTTTCGATGAAGTCACCGGTGTCAAAGTCCTGAATCATCTTGTCCACCTGGCTGAGGGTGTACTTCTGCCCATCATCCAGAAGGGCATTGACCAGATCCTTTCTGCCGGAATACTTCTTGCAGCCGACAAGCTGCGCTTTCTCAAAAGCGGGTTCAGTTATAGTCTGAACCTTCACTTTATCAGAAGCAGTAGGTACAACGGCTGCTGTCGCCTTCTTCTGTGCCATATTCAGTCGCTTCCTTTCTTCACGGTTTGTTGTAGATTCAAGGTTTGCATGGGGCCATAGCCTTCGTCCTTACGGATAAAAAATTTATAGTCCACGAAGAAGTTCAGCACCCCATCAACTACCTCAAAGTGTATATTGCTTCCACGGATGGGTCTGTCATCGTCCTTGCAGGTGATCCACTCCACAATCCAAGCCAGTTGTTCTCCCATAGAATTGCATTCCGTCTGATAGGCTTCCGACTTGGGAAAATACTGAATCAGGATATGGATATGTTGCAGATACCGCTTCCCCAGAAACAGACTTGTGGATGGGTTGATCGACTGCACAAAAAAAGCAGGTTCACGAAGATCCTGCTTGATTTCTTCATTGTAGATTTCATAGGCATCTGATTCAGCATTGAATGCCCTGTCCAATATCCTCACAATTGCATTTACAATTTCATTGATCATTTCACCAACTCATCCATGCATATTTTGACTTTGTGTTCCAGAACCCTGGGTGCAATCTCCTGAAGTTCCTGTGCTGAAATTGTCATCATAAACTTGCCCATGACCCATCCCTTGTGATTGGCCGTCCTGTGTCCATATTCCACATAACTGGCATACTCAACAGGGTTGACAATTTCAATGACATAAGTATCCCCAAAATGGTGGACAGTCAGGGAATCTGCATAAGCTGATGCACGTTTTTCACCTGTCCAACCACGTCTTAAGGTTCCACCCTTTTTGCCGGAACTCTTGGGATAATCACCAACCGGTGTGCGCTTGATGACCTTTTCCAGTAGTCTTGCTGCCAGTTCCTTTGCACAAGATTCCACAAATGCATCCGGGTCTTTCATGGACTTTAGCTTCTGTTCAAAGTCCTTCAGTTCCCGGAAGTTGAATTTTCCCATCTTGCCCATTACGCAAACCTTTCAAACAAATCCAGCAGGATTTCCTGATGGGTGTCATAGACAGCGGTTTTTCCGCTATGGGTGTACATAGTAGTGATCCCCGCCTGAGTCACCGTGATCTTAGATCCTGCCTTGATCTGAATATCCGGTGCAATGAACAACTTGACGGTCTGTGAAACCTGTGCAGCAGAAACGCTCTGGGAAACCGCCGCATCCTTTTCCTTTGAAAGATGACAGGGCTGCTTTTCCAAAAGGATCACTTCACCCTGTTTTGTCAGTCCTGATTCCTTGTCCTTGACCTTACTCCACTCAGACACCGTTGCAGTGCCATCATAGTGGTATTTCTCAAATGCTGACCGAGCTGCTTTTCGTGCAGCCTGAACCGTGATGTTCACCACTTCACCCTTCTATGGGAATTCAGTTCTTGCTTCCCATAGGTCATCAGATAGCTGATAAAACTGTTCAGCTTCTGTTCATCAGTCTGCGAACTCTCACCGGTTGCAAACACCGTAGTGGTATCACCGGTGGTGATCTGCTTGACTACAACGTCAAGATTCAGATTGGTCAGATCATCAGGTGCAAAGGTCTTTTTATGCTGAAGGAAGTTACCCACAGCATAATCAACAGTGACATACCGCAAGGAACCGGGAATGTCATCAGGGCATCTGGGAAAATTGCAGAATGTGCAAACATACTGGGCAGCATGTCCGGTCACATGGGACAGGATCTTCTGATCCGCTTCAGTGACCGGATAGCCCAAGGTCAGCAACCGCATTTCCACCAGACTGTTCAGTTCTTCAATAGTCATGCGATTCACCAGCCTTTCAATTAGCCAATCTTGTGCTTGAACGCCACCATGCGGATCTGCTTAGGCTCATAGACCATCTTCCAGTTCTTGGCGTTGGCAAGCTCTGCTTCTGTGGGGGTTTCCACATGCTCACGCGCCAAATTCTGCCACGCGATACCACGGGGGTGCATGATGAAGGTTCTACGGTTGATCAGGAAGTCCACGCCAGACCCCTTCTTCTTGTCACGATCAACCTCAGTCGGGACGAAACCAACAGGATTGCCGTTGCCGTAAGCAAGTGCACCCTGACCAAATAAGTAGGTGGTATAGACACCGTTTTCAACCGGGCAACCGTCATCCACGATGACACGCCGCCCCTGATAGGTGTCGAACTCCACAGAAGTGCTATCACGCTCAGTCTGAATCAGGTTCTGCTTCTTCAGAAACGCCTTGGTTGCGCTATGCATAGCAACAGCAGTCAGCTGGGACTGAGCGTCACCAAGCAGCTGACAAGCATCAATGAAAGCAGCTGCAGAAATGTTCTTTGCAGCTGCGCTGGACAAGGTGGTAATGTCCAGGATATGGTCAGCCAGCGGGGTCTTGTAGTCATGACTGCCGGAAGGATCGTTGTCATAAGTGCCAAAAACACCAGACAGGATCTTGATCAGAATACGCTGATTCTCACGACTCCAATAACCAGCAACTAGGTCGCCGATCGCAGCCATAGGATCAGCACCAGCCAGAGCAGCAGAAAGGTCAGTTGCAGACCACATTGCAGCCTTGCGGATGGTGGTGGACACATCCTTGTTGCTGGCAATCTTCTTGGCGGTCAAATCTTCACCTTCCAGAACATCCTCAGATTCACCGTGCAGATCCTCAAAGAACGGCATGTTATGAACCGGGGCTGCTTCAGAAGCCAACTTGTCAAATTCAGGGTTGTTGGTGATGATCCCGGACTGGAACAGTGCAGACAGCTCCATGGTCTTGTTAACCACATACGGATTAAACAGTTCAGGCACAATCACAGCAGAAAGAGTAGTACCGTTTGCCATATTGTAATTTCCTTCCTTTCATGGTTTTTAGATAGGCAATGTGGCACCGGCAGCAGCTGCAAGCTGTTTTGCCAGTGCTGGATCGGATTGCAAGATTTTTCCCTGTTCAGTAAGGTTGAAAGATTCCTTCTTCCAGGGATTGGTCACGCCTCCAGCGGATCCCGCGCCACCGGCAGCGGGGTTATACCCACCCTGTCTATTGGACTTGAATAGATGGGGTGCGGATTCCTTCAAGGGTTTCAGAACATCATCCACGCCGACAGGGGAACCGTCCTTGTCAAAGGTAAACTTGTCCAGACCTCCCTGCTTATAGATCAGGTAATCGGGATCAATCGCACCTGCTTCCGTCAGCTTGGCTTTCAAAGCATAGGTTCTCGCCGTTTTCACCTGATCAGCCTGAAGGGCCTTAATCTGATCCTCATACACCTTGATTTTCTTCTGAAGTTCCTCATTGTCACCAGCATCCTTCTTCAAGGTGGTGATGGTGTCCGTTGCGGTCTTCAGTTCGTTAACCTTGGCGTTGAAGTCGTCCTTGGGAACTGCATACTTGGGAAACTCAGTTTTCACAGTGTTCATGACCACTGCAACATCCAGCTTTCCGTCAGTAACGGCAGCCCCTTCCAAAATTGTCTGTAACCATTCCAACATTTTTGATTTTCCTTTCTTTTTCCTTTTTATTCAGGTTGGTTCCTGTCAAAGAGGGATGCCAGTTTATTCACATAGCGGTGTATTTTGTCGGACTGAACAGTTTAACGCCGTGTCCAGGGCGATAAAAAAGCACCTAAAGGTGCTTAGTTATCAGTGCTTGTAGCTCTCAATGACCGTGATGCCGTAGTCCACAACACAGGTGTTTTCAATCCTGCAACCCTGAATTGCCTCTTCACGAACTGCTAGGATTTCAGCGTTAGTCTTGTTCTTCATGAACTGACTGATGAACAGCTTCTTCATGCCGGTTCACTCCTTTCCTGAATCCTAAGCAATAAAGAAAGCACCCATTTCTGGGTGCTTTAAAACAAAACAATATTTAATTACAAGTACCAAAGATTTCATTCAGAAGTGTTCCATCTGCCTTACATTCACGAATGATACACTTTGATGCTTTTTCTTCATCAACGGGGTTTCCATCTGAATCATAATAGTAGATTTCAGAATAGTCTCCACCCGCAGGGGTTTTCCCCATTATTTTTTTGTAGGTCATATTCTTCACCACCAATCACTTAAATATTGATTTCAGAAGTGTTGTCCTATTCGGGAAGTCCTTTTCAAAAGATGTTAGATCATGTGTAAACTCTGCGACAGATTCAGCAAAATCTTCTGCATTTGAATTTTCACCGTACATAGTTGGTGATTTCTTACCTGAATACAGCATATCATGTTTCATTGCATCTGTCCAATCTTGGCACAACGAATAAGGGATCCCGTTTGTGCTTCTGGTTTTATCAATGAAATGACCCGCTTCATGGCAATATGTTCTGATTACATAATCGTCATCATGTGGATAGTCCCAACGATAGAACGTGATAGTGTCACCCCCCGTTGCATAAGACTGAGTAAAATTTTTATAAACCTGTTTCCAATAGAAATCCTGTGGATTATAGTAGTCAACAAACTCAACCACCTTCTGTGACTGCTTTCTAACAGAATCAGGAACCCTATGCCACAATTCAATGGCCTTTTCAGGTGTCATGCTTTGATGGGCGGTGTTGTATATTTCAGGGAACACAAACCTTGTACCATCCTGAAGTTTGTAGATAGCCGCCTTTGAAAGTGTAGTTGCCTGTCCGGCTCCATTGGAAAAAGAATATGAACCGGTGGATTTTTCAACATCCACACCGGCAATCTTTACAATAACAGGATAGTTCACACTGTTCTGAATAGATTGAACACTTGATTTATCACCTCGGACAAAGGCTTTTTCCCAGTCAGCATATTTCATGTTGGCTGGTACATAGTATGTTTTTCCATCAGCGCCCCTTGCAGCACGTTCACCTATATCAAAATCATCATCGAAGTGTGGGACGGTTGTGGTTCTACACCAAGGGTGAAACGGCGGTGCTGTGGCACCAACCTTCCATTCAGACATCTTGAACACTTTTCCGTCCATCATCCGGCAGATCTCAGATGTCCTACTATCCAGCGTTGCCACAACTTCATATTGTTCAACGTCCAGCTCCTTGAAGCAACTGTTTTGTGCTTCAGAAGAAAAATAGGCTTCTTCCGTCATGACTAGGCGTCCCGCATTGGCTTTTGACACTCCCAAGCGACGGGATATAGCGTCAATAGCTTTCTGTGAATCCTGACCCAGTATAATATTCTGCGTCAGGGTGTTGTCCAGTTCAGACAACAGCTTCTGCTTGTCCAACCATATGCGGTCAGAAAAGTTTGTTCCATCAACAGCCCAAGGCTTATTGATGATCTTGCTGATGGTCTTGTTATCCAGTGTGGCAAAGTCCCAACCAACGCCCACCCCCCTGTGAATTTCAAAAGCAGTGTGATAGTATGCGGATCTGTACACATCGGACATTGCCTGATCAAAGACATCCTTCTGACCACCAAACAGGACTTCAATGTCCTGCTGGCATTGGATCTTCAAGGCCTCCAACCGGCTGATATGGAACCTAGCAGAAGCATTTTCCAGCTGTTTTGTCCAGATTCCATTGACTGCGTTTTCCTGCCCATAGCGGATGTATTGGTTCACATCCCACTTAAATTCTTCCAGATCTTTCCCAAGCAACCACTTCTGGGCCTCCTGAAGGGTGATGCCGTTGTTGTCAGCAAAACGCTGATACCATGTAGCAATCTTCCTCTCAATCTCTCTTTCAGCTGTCCTGTATTTCCTGTCAATCTCTGAAAAAGCTGCTGCCCCCCGGTCGTGCTGTGACTGTTCCAGCATATTGAATCGTTTTTCCCAATATTCAGAGGTTTTCATCAACTGCCACCCTTCTTGAGACCAGCACCAGAATCATCGGGGGTATCAGGATCCGGGGCCTGTTTCTTTTGCTGGTTCCCAAACGGATCATAAAGCTTCTCCTGTTCAGCCTGTACCGCAGCCTTTTCTTTCTTCAGCTTGTCAAGTTCATCTTGGACATTCTCAACCCACGGATGATTGCGGACAATGGTTTCCTGACTGATGATACCAGTGGACTGCTGTGCAATCTGAGACATTTCCTGATCATTCTGAACCATGGTTCTGATCCATGTCTGAAGAACCACATCATCCTTGATAGGGACACTCAGCACCCGGCAGATACAGCGGATGAACCGACCAAAGGACGGTTTGAACTCTGTTTCCATCAGACCGGACTTCAATTCCAGCAGCGAATACAGGAATTTCAACGCCACACCAGAAGAATTGCCAAAGTTCTGGGGATCCGGATCAATACCCATGCCTTGTTCAAAAATACATTTTCTGGTGATGGTAAGAAGTTTTTCCCTGGCTTCAACGGGAAGATCAATGGTTAAAGTTGAAACACCGGAATTGTCACCGTCCCCATCATTGTTCACCTTGATGGTCTTGTAATACTTCAGATCTGACAGAAATTCATTCAGGTCTGCACCGCCGTAGTTGGTTAGCACAAAGATGACTTCCTGAATATCTTCCAAGTCATTGACAAAACCACTGAAGACTTTGCAGTAAACATCAATCAGGGGCTTGATGTTCTTCAAATCATCCGTATGGACATTGCTGTTGTCAAATGCAAAGAACGGAACTTCACCCATGCCGTGCTGATATGTATTCACTCGTGTGGACCTCCCACCTTCCACCAGAATGAAGTTGCAGTAAGGCACCAGACCGTCCATGACAGTCCGTCCTGCAGGGACTTTGTAAATTTCACACTCTTTGTCGTTCCACAGTTCATAGACATCAAATTCAGACCCTTCTTCATCAATGTCATGATAAATCCGAAGAACACCCATCAGTTTCCGGTCAAGAGATTTTGACCAAATGGGCTGAATCTGTTCAGATGGAACAACCGCATAGTGGACAGCACCATCATCAGCAGACTTCCACACATGGATCCAACCGGTTTTCTTATTGGACGCTTCCACACATAGGTCTTTGCATACCTTAGGGTATTTGTCACCCAAGAATGCATTCAGCACCTTGTTGGAAGCATCAATTCCAACATCGATCATCGGGGGCACCGTAAACATGTAGGCTGCTTTCTGATTGACCAGTAACCCATGAAAATTGAATGGGATCCGGTTGTCAGCGTTCCGCATGGGCGATGCAATGTCATGAGTAACAAGTTCACCGTCGGCATCCATTTCAGCCTTTCCCCTGGACTTCTTGGGTTCAAACATGATGTCCGTTTCGTTCTTGTAGTATCTTTCAGCTGTCATTGCTTCTTTTAGGTGCACGGCATGTACATCTGCATAAGCACAGATGACCTTTTTCACATTTTCTAAATCCATAATCAATCACCTACTTCATGATCGACAAGCCATTGGGCTTCCTGATAATCGTATAGCCAAAATATCTGATACTGTCCATTGCATGGTCAAACACCTTGACTGGTTTATCCTCCCCGTGCTCAGATGCTTTTGTATCCCATACATAGGACGAAAATTCCCGGATTGTCATTTTACATTCAGAACTGAATTTCACCGAATGATTCTTCAGCAAAGATGCAAAGAACCGGATACCATCCAACACATCATTCTTTGCTTTCTTGATGCTGAACCTGCGCTTCTTCAGTTCAGCAATAAAAGAAGCAGCCGAGGGGTCAACCACAATCTTCTGCGGTTTGATACCATCCAGCCACTTTTCCAGATCGTCTGCATATTCTGTGTCTGTTTTCTGGACTGCTGCTTCTCTGCCGGAATAGTAATATTCCTTAATGCAATACCACACACCGTCAACTCCTTCACCCCACAAGTGAAAGACCGTGGCGTTCTGTGTGCCGTAGTCACAGGAAATATGATAAGAATTGGGCTGAAGCGCCGGGATGTCGACCGAATCAACAACATGCTTGTCCAGATCAAACATATCATAGATGACACCTTCAGCCATGACCCACAAACCTAGGATGTATCGCTTAAAGAACACACCGCTGTACATATTGCGGTATCGGTTCTTAATCTTTTCGCTCAGGGATGGGTTGTCATCCATGGTGAAATGCAGATGTAGCAGGTTCTTTTCATCAGCCTTATCCAACCAGTTCACTTTGAACCAGTGGTATGGTGATTCAGGGTTGCAGTTAAACCAGAACTTGGAGCCTTCCACTGAACAACGTCCAGTTGCTTGGTTCACGAAGGATTCAGGCATTAGAGCAACTTCATCAAAGAACGCACCCGCTGCTGTAATACCTTGTACAAGATCCTGTGATGCTTCATCCTTACCCCCGAAAATGTAATAATAGTTTTCCTTGCCGTTCTTGCGAATGACCAGATAATTGTCGGCGCGGTGATTTTCCACTACATAACCCAAAGACGCAACCATCTTTTCCAGCGGGGTAATCACATTTCTTCTGCAAGACCCAACTGTCTTGCCGGCAATGATAAAGTTTTCACCGTCAAAATTTTCCATTGACCAGCTAATGTAGGACATGGACATACACATGGTTTTGCCCGACCGAATAGCACCATCTGCACTGATACCATCATGGTTCCGGACCCTATCAGCCAACCACCATGTCTGCACCATCAGCTGCTTCCTTGATGGTGAAATGAACTTAAACGGTTTAGCTCTTTTCTTCCTCATTCGTCCACACCTTTGCAGCTAGGCCTTTCAGGGCATCCACATAGGAAGTATCAACTTCTTCCGGTTCATCACCGGCAGATTTCATCCTCAAAACAGCTATTCGGGCTTTCTGCTCCTCGGTGGCAATTCCCATGTGTTCAGCCAGCCATTCCAGAGCCTTCATTCTGTCAGCCAGCTTGACAGATGCACCGTTCTTGCCGCTCTTAACCTCAGTGATCAGTGTTCCATCAATGCTATCTGATTCCTTGAGGCGAACGGTATTGATTATCTGCTTTAGAGGAGCTTTCTCTCCGGTTACAGGATCTTCAATCTGAACCAGACCGGACTGACCAATAACATATTCTTCTTCCTGACCGAACTGCACAAAATCAGTGATGTCAGCAAAGGCGATATCAATGTATTTCTGGACGATGTCATGTTCATCCAAAAGTTCACGGTTCAGCCGGGACTGCTTCAGACGGTTGATCTCTGCTATAATTGCAGTATTTTGCCGCAGGGCATAGCCGTTTGTCCCTGCGGTTTCATAACTACAACCGTAGGCTTTTTGATATGCCTTTGTTGCATTGAAGCAGCGCACATAGTACAGACAGAAAAGCCTTTGTTTATCAGTCAATTCAGGGTTTTCAATCACAGATGCAACATCACCTTTGACATGTTGCACCTTTTTATTTTCCGAACGCTCACTATTAACCGAACGCTCGCCTTTTTTCCGAGCATCCGAACAGTCAGCAGGTTCATCAGCCTGATCCCATTTGTATGTACTTTTCCAACGCCTGATTGTTCCCTGGGGAATATCAAGCTGCTCTGCAATATCCTTTAGCAGAATCCCTTGTCTATATAGCTTCAGGGCAACTTCTGCTTTTGCATTCTTTGCCCTTGGCAAGAAAATCACATCCTTTCAGAAATTCACAACAAAAATATCCCTAAGGGGTCGGAGAAAAGGAACCCTTTAGAGACACGGAAGCGCTTTTTTGTTTTCCAAAAATCCGCGTAGCCGGTGCCCACAAGCACCAGTTCGTTTTCTCTGTTGCTCGGGTTATCTGTACCCCATACTTTCCTCTTTTCTGCACAGCAAAAAGGACCGCATCTCTGCGATCCTTTACGCAAATCCCCGGATTCGCACCGGACTCCAATGGCATTCCTTCGTATGCTAGTCTTTGCTGTCTCTAGTATCCCACACCCTTAAAATAGTGTCAACTGGGTAGTTCTCCGCTTTAAAGCACAGAAAAAGGAGCGGCCATGGCGAACCGCTCCCTTTCCGTTAGAGGGAGGTTACATGCCCTGCTTTCACAGGGGAAGCCACCGGCGGGAATTGAACCCGCCTCCCACTCCGGTAGTGGCAAAGAAGGTGACCCGCGGGCTGCACTGCGGCTCTTCCCGCGCTGCCACCTTTTCACTTTTAAATACTATCAGTACAAAGCGTACACACAAGCCTTTGTGGAAATTATTTTCCGATATGGCTCACCAGAAAGTACTCCCACCACATCTTCCCGAGCAGATATATCACTCCCAACGCCAGCAACAAGACCCCTTGCCAAAACTCACCATCGCGCTTCACCTTGTCACTCCTCCCTGTGCGTGCTCCGCTCGGTCTCGAAACCGTTCTGGGTAACGCTTCGCGAGCTTGTCAACATTCCGTTGCAAAATGCTCTCCAGAGTATACCCGAGCCCTTCCGCCGTAACCGCGAGATACCAAGCAACATCCCCCAGTTCCTCCGCAAGATGCTCTCTGTCCAGCGTGTGCCCCTGGAACATCGTTTTTTTCACGATGTCGATACACTCCCCCGACTCTCCGCAGAGCCCCATGACACCATTGAGCAGTAGGCTGTCGCTCCGGTACCCGCTCGCTGTGCGTAATGCTTTCTCCTGATACTCGTTTATTGTCATCTCTCTCCTCCTCATCTCTTGTATGTGACCCGTATCCCGTCATCCGACTGGACCGTAATGCTGATTGGAAAGCCAATCAAGGTCTGTGCTCGCGCCAGATATCTCAAATCCACGATTTTCAACTTCCTTTCGTGACTCTCCTCACACCTCTTCGCCTCTGCCTTATCGGCGTAATCCGTGCGACAAACCTCGCATGTGTAGACTACCTTCTCCTTCACACTCCACTCCCTTCCGTTGCCGCAAAAAACCTTGCCACCCTTACTCTCGCCCAGTCCGTTCCCGCGCGCCCATTTTTCCTACTCACCTCATCCCAGGTCATGCCGTCGATATATCTCTGTCTGAGTATCACGCGAATTGTTGGATCCGGAATTTCTGCAATCCTCTCCTCTAGATACGCCGCACGTTGCTCCTGCTCAAAGGCGAGGACCTTGAAATGCTTCTCACGCTTTTTTCGCAAATCGGTGAGTCTATCGATTTCTGGGAGCGGAACTCCGGTAATGCGAATGCTCCCATTTGTGCCATCCTCTCGCGTGCCGTAGACGCTGTCAGTGACCTGAGTTGTTTCCGCCTCTCGGATCCTCCGCCCAAGCTCTGCCGCTCTCTGCCTCGCATCCCTAACTTCGCACATAATGCCGAGATACTGCTGAAGTTCCTCCTTCAGACTCACTCGCAACCCTCCTCTCTGCCAAGTGCATCAGATACTCCCCATCTACATTGCAAAACACCTTGCATCGATTGCTCTGCAGAAAGGTCTTTGCTCTGTCCAACTCCCGCCTATGCTTGGTGTAATACCAGCGGCTGTATCGCGCGTTGTTCATGTGGAGTCTCAACAGGTCCATGTAGTCCTCCACCGCAACGCGCACAACCTCGACCGCAAGTCTTACATAGCACTCCTCAAGCCCTGTGGTTATTCCGAATCCAGATACAGCCGGCCCTCTCCGCTCCTGCGGTTTGGCGAGGTCTTTCCCCCGTCTGCTCCCCTCATCCATCTCACTGCCTCTCGCTCACAATCTCTCCGGCGCAGGCTGCATACCCCGCAATGTCGAGTACCGTATCCATGTGATTGCTCTTCCCACATATGAACCGCCCAACCTTCGCCTGTATTTGCATCATCGCCACATCGGCCGCATCGACTTTCACCGGAATTCCAGTTTTCTCGCTTAGGTAGATGCTCCACAGCTCCGCAATTGCTCCGTGTGTTTTCGCGGAATTTCCGTGCAGCCCTTCCCGCTCGCTCACAATGTCTTTTACCTCATCGAGAAACTCCATTTTTTTCATGCGGTCATTCCTCCACTCTCAAGATTTGCCCTTGCAATAGCTTCCGCCATCAGCGGAACCACACTATTTCCAATTTTTGCAACCTGCTCGGATTTCGGATATCGGTTTCCTTCGGCATCTCTGTCAATGATGTATGTATCCGGAAATCCCTGTGCTTTTTTTAACTCCTCAGGTTTCAGCATCCTGAAACGGATGTCGCAGATACCATAGGTCTCAGCCTTACCTCCGCCACAGCATCCGATAAGGCCATAGTGTCCTGATGTCGTCAGTGCCCCAATCGGTTCATCCATCCCCTGACCTATGCTTAGGCCATAGAATTTTGTCAAAAAGAATGCATCCTCGCCCTTTTTCAGCACACAGCTCACCATGCCAAAGCGGTCTTTGGTTGTGATCGTGCCGAGTGGCTCATCCATCACCTGCCCGCAGCCGGTGCCGTAGTATTTGACCAAAAATGCCGCCACGGCTTCCCTTGTCGCCGCATCGTCTTCATCGCTTGCCGTCTGCTCGCGCTTCACAACGACAGTCGCGAGTCCATATCTGTTTGACGTATCAATTGTTTTGATCGGCTCTGTGAGCACCTGTCCTCTCGCGTCCCCCTCTTTGGTCTCGCTATGATACTGGACAAGAAACGGAAGCGCCTTGCCATACGGTAAGATAAAGGGATTCGGATTCTCAACGATGTATTTTCTAATGCCGTTTGCTATCCGCTTAAGCGTTGCTTCCGCCAGCGGCTTTTTCCTCCGGAAAATCGACTCTCCGAGATCCGCGAAGTCTATGCAGTCCGCCACCGGCCTCCACTTCTTCATCCCAAAACTCCCAACCTTGCTGTAGGTAGCCACGGGGAATTTTATCGGCTCCCCGTCGCTCCGGAACACCGCGTACCAGCGTTTGCGAGTCGTAGGTGCTCCATAGTCGGCAGCTACCAGCGTTTGGCACCCAAAGCTGAATCCGAGTTCCTGCATTGCCGAAACGAATTTCCTGTAATCCTCTCCACGCCGCTCCGGTATCCTGTGACCGTTTTTATCGAGCGGCCCCCAGTCCTGAATCTCCTCGACATTCTCCATGAAGAGAACCCTTGGGAGGCTTCCCGTGGTGTCTCTGATTTGCTTACAGAGCCGGCATACCGCCCACGGCAGCACCCTGAGCCCCTGTTCTCTCGGCTGTCCGCCTTTTGCCTTGCTGTGACTCGTGCAGTCCGGGCTTGCCCACATCACGTCAACCACATCATCGGGGCGAAGGTACTCCGAGAGATTTACCTTGAAAACATCCTCGGTTAGGTGTAGCGCGCCGGGATGGTTTGCCGCGTGCATCCGAATTGCCTCAGGATCGTGATTGATTGCGATGTTCACATCAACCCCAGCCATTCTAAGCCCCTCCGACGCTCCGCCTCCTCCCGCGAATGCGTCAATGGCAATGTGTCTCATCCCCCTGCTCCTTCCACCCGTACTCTCGCCCCGTCGCTGTATCCCTCACCTTGAGTTCCACCAGCCGGTACTCTCCAACATCCAGCATGTCCGTGAAGCGGTCGATAATCTGAGCCACCGCTCTCCGCGCCTCTGAGTCCCGCGTCAGTTCCACGGCAGCCCCTCCGCATCCGCGCCGTCCGGAATCTGCATGAATGGCTCATCGTCCCGTGGGACATTCCCAACCGCTCCACCGCCGGCATTACTCTGACCACCACCAGTCACACCCTTGCTGTCCGCAAACTCCTGGCTTGTCAGAATCACGTCGGTGGTATAAACCTTCTGCCCTTCGCGGTTCGTGTAACTGCCTGTTTGAATGTGTCCGGATACCAGCACACGCATCCCCTGGCGGAAATACTTCTCCGCGAATTCCGCGGCCTTGTCGAACGCGACGCACGGAATAAAATCCGCGCTTCGCTCTCCCTTCCCGCGCCTATCGACCGCCAGCGTATACCGCGCGACCGCCATTGCCTTTTCGCCGCTCGTATATCTGACTTCCGGATCTCTCGTGAGTCTGCCCATCAAAACAACTTGGTTCATGCTTTACCCCCTGTAATTTTTCCCGACGCGCTCCATCCACTCAGCGCGTCCATGCTCTTTCTCGTAAACCTCCTGCGCAAGTGCCTGTAACTCCCTGTCATACTCGCCTTTGTCGTGAAGGCGCGTGTGGCAGCGCACGCAGAGGTGAACCGTAAGCCCCATTCTGTCCGCAGCGGCGCGATTCCTCCCGTGCAGGCAGTGATGCACGTGGAGCGGTCCGTTTCTCCCGCACAGGAAGCACTTTTCTGCCGAATCCCCCGGAATAATGCTCTTTGCGCTCATACAGAGCCCCCCGGCTTTAGGCGGTTGCCCTTCACGATGTCTTGCATTGTGTCTGCAATGCTCGCTTCTCCGGACATGATTTTCCGCACCACCTCCGCAATCTCATCGCTGTGCTCCGGAGCGGGAAGGCTCGGCTGCTCCCTAGCCTCGAGTTGTCTCTGCTCACACTCCGCTTTCTCGAGCTTGTAGAGTGGCTCACGCCCCAAGCCAAGACCCAGCGCCCTTTTTACACTCTCGGGGATTTTGGCATCCTCGCGCATCCTGATCCGCGCCGCCTCCAGTGCCCGGATAATCTGACTCATGACCACCGTCTCGACCTCTCGTGTGTCCAGCTGCGACCACTCAACCAAGTTGTGCGGGGTTCCGACCGCTCTCTTGCATATCTCCGGCAGGCGCTCAAACTCCTCCTCGGCGTGATAGGCTGCATTGCTCAGCGCTCTCCGGATTAAAGCCGTACACTCCGTGTTCGTGTAGTCTTCAGCTGCAGGACGGCGCGCCCGTTGGATGCAATCAATCACCTGACCCGGAGATGGCGGAAAGCCTTTGATGTCAGCCGCAAGAAACATCTGGAGCCCTGCGATGCTCTCCTCGTAGCTGTAATCCGCAAGAATGCCGCTCCAAGCCTTTGTAAGCCCCTTTGCCTCTTGCTCACCAAAGCGCGCATAGTAGCCCGGATATGCCGCCTGCAACGCAAGTAAAAATTCTGCTGCCTGCTGCCCTGTCATGCGCCCACCTCCTCGCCATTTGCCACACGAAGCAGGTAATCCGTGAACCCGCTGGACGATGCTCTGGCAGTTGCGGCAGAGGAGCTACCGGGGCCCTGTCTTGAATGTGCGTCCCGGCAAATGGACGCATTTCTCCCGTCTGCGTCTCTGAGTTCCCTCGCGCGCTGTTCTCTGGCAGCCTGATAGCCCCACTTTTCGAGTGCCAACGCATAGTTTTTATACGGCGGCCTGCCCGAAGTCTCGACATACTCATCCACGACACGTATAGCCGCTTCTGTCTCAGCTTCCCCGTGTTTAGTTTTTAGGCGCACGAACTCAGCGTCCGTAAGGCGGACATGACCGTATTCGCCGTGCTTGTGTTTCGGCTCCTTAGGCTCCTTGCCGCGAAAGGGTGTGGCAGCGGTCCCGTGCGCGGGTGTGTGCGCGTCGTGCGCTACGCTCTTTTCTGTCCCTGTCCCTGTATCTGTCTCTGTCTCTGTATCTGTCTCTGTATCTGTCTCTGTGCCATCGGCTTTTGCAATGGCAAGCGATGGCTCTTCCGTTTTGCCATTTTTTGCCATCATGGCAAGTGATGGCACTTCTGTTTTGCCATTCTCTGCTATCATGGCAGACGATAGCACTTCTGTTTTGCCATTTTTTGCCATCTCATCACAGTCTGCAACCTCTTCCACTTCCAACTTCGCATCGGCTTTCTCGTTCTGCTTCGCCCAGCGGCTCTCTGCTCCGCGCTTTCCAGCCTCGCGTTTGGAGTTGTTGTTATCAATCGTTGGGCGCATAAGTGTAAATACAGCGTTGGAAAGCAGGGACAGGTTAGATGGTTCGGTGCCATAAAAGGCGTAGTCAGTGACAGCGCAGACAGCCTCGCGAAATGTTGCATCGTCAACTCCTTTCAGCGCCTTAAAAAGACTCGGAAAGAAGATTTTCCCGTCTTCCATCAGTTCTCCTCCTCAATGATGACTACGATTCTTGGATTGGCATTATCCACGCCAAAAGCTTCTATGATTCCGCCAATCTCCTTCATGCTGTCATTTCTCAAAACTCCGGTCTCCTGCAGCGCGTCAAAGATGAACTTCTTCCCAGTCGCGATATTGTCCGGATCTCGGCGAGCATTGGGTTCGATCCAGCTGATTTTGATGCAAACTGGATAGGTTTTTACCGGTTGCACACCACAAGCGCGTATTGCATCAGCGCAGATATATTGCTGTGCTTTCTTTTCTCTCGCTCCGGCCATTCTGTGCCGCCGGTTCTCGTGAATCACTGTATTCATGCCGTCAAGCCTGCCTTCGATTACAAACGCCTGTTGCTTTATCACGCTGGATCTCCTCCCTTTTTCTCTGCGCCTCTTCTTGCCGCTCCAGCGCCTCGAGCGCTGCCTGCATCTCTTGCGAGGGAGGCGGCGCCAATCCAAGTTCCTTCATTTCGCTCACGACGCCATCCAACAGTCGGCTGAACTCTCTCACGTTATACATGCTTGACCCATAGAAACAGAGGACTTCCACCATGCCGTTCTCGCGTTCTCCGACCAACCTAACTTCCCGCCACGCGCGCCGAAGATCCTCCAGCGCATCCTTGTGAATCAGGATTGTTGCAAACTTTCCATAGCGCTCCAACATGTAAAGATACACTGACCAGTTATCTGTTCTCACAATCGCTGCAATCTCACCGAGGCACGCCCAGAGCATCGCATTGGCTGTCAGTCCGCGCTTTTTGCTGTGTTTCGCAATGGTAATGTCGAGAGCTTTGTCCAGATATTGCTCCACATCCGCCGGAGAGGCAGTGACCTCAAAAGAAATCACTGCCTTGGTGCTCCGGAAGGGAAGCTGAATACTCGTCAGCCGTCCCTGCGTCTTCATTTGTATCGTTTCTCCATTTCAGCGATCCACGCCTGACCACGTTTCCGAAAATCCTCATAATGGGATGCTCGCAGATCGTTTGATGTCGTAATACCGTATAGCTTCAGCAGTTCCTCCTGTGGGATTCTGTGGCGCTTTACCACGCCGAGCATCTCCAGTGCGCGTTTTGTGTCGAGCGGCGCATCGGCGGGCACCTGAGGCGCTGGAGTAGGCTCTGGCGTCGTGACCGGAGCAGGTTCCACCTTCTTGGGTTTCCCCAGGGAAAAAACCACTCGTCCGGTCTTCTGGTTCTTAATTTCAAGTGCAGTGATTTTCCCATCCACAACCTCCACCTGCGTTACCGCGAATTTGTTGTAGGTTGTCGGATTGCCGTTGCGCCCCTTGGATTCGGTGTAATTCCCGGCCGGAATCCAAATGAACGGCGCGGTGTAGAGCTCCCTGCCAATTCCCAGGTTAAAGCAAGCTCTTTTGAAAGCGTCGCTCGCCTGCCCTTTTTCTCGCTCGGTGTTTGATTCCGTTCCAACGTCCTGCTTGCTGATCCACTCGCCCGTCTCCGGATTTTTGACCGACACCGTACAATAGAGCCTATCGCCAATCATATGGTGGCTGCGCTGCCAGCCAAATACCCCAAAGGTTTCATCCAAGATGCTCTGGTCAACTCTGGCGTCCTTGTATAGCAGTAATGTTAGCCCTCTCTCATTGATAGTCGAAACGCGGCAATCAATCTCATCGGCCCGCAGCGCTCTGATTTTTATCTTTTCTGCCATGGTTTGGTTTTACTCCTTATCGAATTCTGAGAGATTCGGTCTGTCTGAGTTCCGCCCAGTCAAACGATGATCCGGCCTTCAGCTCTGCCAGGATGCGTTTCTTATCCGGCTGCGGATCCGGAACGACCAGATAATCCAGCGGGATGTTCTCGCTCAGAATAGCCACACTCGGCGGGTTTTTCTGGATTCCGAACGAGAAGAGAGCCGTCTTGAATTTCAATTTTCCGGTCTCCCGCATGGCGCTCTCGAGAGCATCCTTGATGCGCCCCTTGTTGCCGCTCACAGCGCTCTTCCGCGCTTGCAGGCGTTTTATCTCTGCATCAAGGCCAGCCTCTTCCGCCTCCA